CATCGTTCTTTACTTGTACATCCAAGTATTCTTTTATCAATGGAACAATCATTAATGCGTCATTTGCTGTCTTAATCAAGGATCTAAGATCACTAATAAGAATGTCAAGTTGATCCCGATTATTTTCGGAATTTTTTACAATATCCTTGCAAAGATCCGAAAACTTCTTGTTTTTGTATATTTCAATATCGTTATCCATGCTAAGTATCTATTGTTATAAATAGAAAAACCACTCTTTTTGGAGTGGTTTTCCTTATTTTATTTTAAAACACTATTACAACTTACCAGTATCAACGTAAGCTCTAGTGATGTTATTCTGATAATTCTTCATACGATTGATCACCTTTGTGATTTGTTGCGTCTTACAAGATGAAATCTCTCGGATGTAAAGATACAGTGCCTTTTTGTTGAAAGCATCAATTCTATCACTGTTACGAAACAGTTCAATAACTGCATTAGCAATATTGATGTCACGTTGTTTGGTGAAGATCTTGTTCACATTCTTTTCCCAGTAACTCACCATAAGGTCAAGAAACTCACGGTTTTCTTCATCCTTGTAATAACCATCTTCCTGTTGCAACTTGTAAGTGTTTTCACCAGAATCATCACCGATTTCAACATGTTGATTGAAACGTTTGTAGTTGGTGTTGTTCTGGAAAATCAGATAATTCTTGGCAATAATACTAAAATAACTAAATGCCTTACCCTTTCCACTTTCAAACTTGTGAATGTTTGCAACCAAATGTGCGACAGTTTCCTTTTGTACTTCAATAGGACTTGTTTCAAAGTAACAGAACTTAAACGTATTAAACACGTTTTCTACCAACTTTTCAAACGCATACTTGATCTTGATGTTATAAATTTCATCTCTGACCGATTGATCATCAGTAGAGTTGTATTCATTAATAGCGTCTTCGGTATCAGATGTAAAATACATCTTTTCCTTAGGCTTACGAGCCTTTCTCTTCTTAACATTTGAAGAAATGACAGGTTCGTCAGAAATAGTCACAATAGCAACCGGATTTTCGGTTACAGTCTTTGTCACGGATTTCTTTTTGGATGTAGTGACTGGCTTCTTTTTTGTCAAACGAGTTACCAGTCTGGGCGCTGGCTTCTTGCCCTTTTTAGTTGATTTAGTCTTAGGTGATGTCTTCTTTGTCTTCTTGGTTTTGATTTTGGTTTTTGACATTTTCTTCTATCCTTTGATTGAGTTTTTGGATTATTAAATATAAATCTGAAAAGATCGATCCCACTTCATCGTCTTTTTCAAATAACTGTTTATCATCGATTAATTTAATCTGTTGATAAACTTCACTAACATCATTCTTGAATTCTACTATCCAACCCTCATAAATGTCAATTTTATTTTGACAAATATAAACGATATAACCTAATATAACTGTCGTGGCAAAAAACAGTCCCAACAATAGACTTAATATAATCATAACTTATTCTTCTTCATCTTCTTCACATTCATTACAATAGTTTGTTAGATATATGAGAGCTTCATCAACCACATCCCAATCTTTGGCTGTTTTGGCTTCTCGTAACATTTGTACAATTTCACAGATTTCTTCTTGACTCATAGAAAGTTAACTTAAACAACCTGCTATTGGTTGTTAGTTAAAATTAAATAGTGTCAATGATTGTAAACGACAAAAAATTTTGATTTATCTGTGAGTGAAATATCGTTTAAAAAATTCATCGCCGTGATTTTCCATTTTCTTAAACTCTTCAGCAGACATTGTTTTAGCTTCATCCGTATCAATTTTACCATCATTGTTTGTATCATATTTTTCAACAATATCAACAACTTCGGTGTTTACGGTTTCAGTTGGTTGTGGAATAGACTGTTGTAAAGGTGGTTCGGTTACAAACGTTTCTTCTTTTTTAACAACTGGCTCTGGTTCCTTTTTTGGTTCAGGAGTTGCTACTTTTGTATATATAGCATATTCTTTACTGATAGCCATGTTGTACGCTAATATCAAAGCAACTGCGAGAGGATCAAATACAAAAATCAATACTAGAATAAACCATTTGACGACAGTGTTAAGACTTACATTCAATTCATCAGCAACAAACTTAAACGTTTGAATATCTTTATTAGACGCAGTGTTTAGTTTCAAATCAACAATCTTTTTATCAATACTGTCAATTGTTGTTGAATAACCAGACGATTTGGTATTTTCAGCTTGAATGTTTTTATCAGTTTGATCAATCAATTCCATTGTTTGATCTTGTACTTGTCTAAACTGAATAGGATTTCTAGCAAGCAACGCATTGGTATTGATTTCGCTAAGTCTTGCTTCTTGTGTTTTACGTAGTGATGATAAAGATTCAATACGAACTTTGACATCTTGTATTTTAACAAGTTCCTGTTTCTTTTGATCTTCCAACGTCTTAATTGTATCCATCATCATTCCGTATTTCACAGACGATTGTTGATACGCACTGGTAAGATATCCGAAAATACCCAAAGATGTAATCAACATCAATACAAACACCGCACCGCACAAATAAGACTTCAACATCCACTGAGACCGTTTCCAAAACCTATACAAAAACGATGTAGCAACAAGTTTACCCAATTCCAACGATGATGCCATTATCATAGCAGCAATAGACGCCCCAGAAAATAACAACCCGATACCCCAAATGGAAAAGAATGCAGCACATCCTGCAATGAATAGTGCTGAAAATCCAAGTAACAGATTAAAATTTAGTATGTTTCTGTTCATAGTATATAAATATCTAAAAAAGTAAAAAACCCCACCTTTAACAGGTGGGGTGACATAACTTATTATATTTGGGTTACTTTACCGTAATCTTTTTAACTTCAGGTTTGTTTGGCTTGATTTTATGTAAAGTAACTAACAAAATTCCATTTTCAAACTTGGCATCAATAGTATCTTTAGAGATATTATCACCCAATGTAAAACTTCTACGAAAACTAGAACGTTTCAATTCACGACGTAGATACGTGCCAGTCTGATTCGAATCACGTTCCACGTTAACCGCTTTGTTTCCTAGAATGGTCAATACGTTTGATTCTACCTCAACATTAACATCTGACTTGTCGAGACCAGGCACTTCTGCCTCAATCACAATCTTTTCAGAAAAATCAATAATGTTAACCTTTGGATATGATCCCTTTTCAAAAAAGTCTACCCCGAAATCTTGGGAAAAACTGGGAACATTTGCTGCGAAGAATTCATCGAAAATTCTATCAAACGGTGTCAAGAATTCATCACGATGAAGTGCATGAAGTGTATTTTTATCGAACTTACGAACGTTACTCATATTATATTTCCTTTCATTAATAGTCCATTTGGACCTATTATCTCTTACTCTATTATAGACCTAAGAGAATGAAACACTTTGTTTCATCAATCAATATATAGTTGAAAACCTTTGAAAATTCATTATAAAATAATCAGAGTTTGTACTCTGGAATCCATATAGTCATAGGTCCGTGAATTCCAAATGTATTTCTCTGCAACTGAGCATCAACAGTACATTCTCTTGAAAACTTACACGCGACTTCATACGGAGCAAATACGCATCCGAACCGTTCATATATGTGAGCATTGTGAACACATATGTTGTAATCTTCAGCGAAATATCCATTACCATGATGTCTGTAAAAATCACCATGCGTTGTAGACACACAGGGAATATATTCGTGCGTCGATACCTCTAATAATTTCTTAGATCTAAAGCTAAAGCCACCATTACCTACGCGATGTACTTTTCCAAATGGATCTAAACAATGATTCTCTACAGATGGCCAAGGAGCACCTATGTAATCGTAGTTGTAAAAATCATCATCCCACATTTCCGGATCCAAAATAAATCCATCATGTTGTACAATTAAACAGTATTTGGTATTAATGTACCTGTGTAAATCAAATATTACAAAATAACTATATGCTTCACTAGATGTTAGGTATCTACACTTTTCTACAGATATACCGTCTTTACTTACTATAGAAGAATCATGTGTGATGAATTTTACTTCGCCAAATTCCATTTGATTCATACAATGCCGTACTGACATCCATGATTCGTTGAGTTTTATTGAAGTAATACATACTAGAGTTACATCGTTTAGTTTTTTCATATATCTAACGTATTCGAATGTATAACTCGGTCAAACTTGTCGAATGTATAAAACTTACAATAATATGATGTTTCCTTTAACGCATCAAAGTTTATCGTAAGTGTCAATACATCTAATGACTGACACATTGATTTAATTAGTTGTTTTTCAAAAGACTGTACTACAATAACTTTATTCACTGAATCGTATAATTCAATTTTAACACGTTCTACATCGTCCGATATAAAATGATAGGATGGAATTGATACGTTCTTAGTCAATGTAGTGATTTCAGATGTATCGATATTTTTCCCAAATACATAGTTTTCATTATATGGGGTCGGTGCAAATTTTCCAGAAAGAGTATATAAAGATACTTCCCGTGTCTTGAATTTAATTCCAGCGTATCGTTCATATTCGTCTAATGTACGAATTTTTCCAAAACCATATTTCTTTGGAATCACTACAGAATTATCGGTTTCTATACCAAACAATATGCGATTTCGTTTCTGAGATTGTGAGTCTCTTTGCCACCAAGATTTTTCATATCCACGATAAATATCTTTTGTAGAATCATGGTCATCCCAATGTTTCATACGATTATTTCGTGTGTATTCATGCCATGCAATCACCTTGTGTGGATGGTACAAATCGTATCCGTGAGTAAAAGCTCTGACAGAGATGCTGATTTCCTCTCCGTAAAAATAGTATTCAGGATCATGAGGCACTTCTTCACAAAACTGACCATCAGTAAATGCAAAATGGGCAGAATAAAATCTGGCTGGTATTGGCTTTGTGTATGACTGATGTTTGACAATTAAATTTGGAATAAATATAACTGTGCTTTCATCCGTGAATGTATGAAAATCCATTCTCCACGGTACCATTTCATAAGTCTCTTTTGAACGTAGAGGATCAAATGCTGGTATATATGATGTAATTAGAGGTTTACTACTGCCCATCGATACACATTGCTGGTACATGTTTTTCAACTCTGTATCCCACCCCTGAACAAATCGGTGGTGAGAATCCAACTGCAATGTGTATCTTTCGCCGTTGTATTGTCGTTGAATCAAATTTCTTGCCCAACAAGCTCCACGACTTTCCTTATACGGAACGTCAATGATTTGAATGTTTGGATACGTTTTAAACATATCCAAGTTTTCAATATCATCATGTTGCCAACAGATACAAACCTTTAAATTTTCAGGCTTTTCTGCCGTCTCAAACATGTCCAGAATAGTTGGAACCAACTCTGGATCTCTATACGAAGCTATTTGTACAAAAATTGATTCATCGTTCATAACTTAATTTTCTAACTTCCACATGTCATACTCACATCTACATGATATATAGTCAGCAACGTGAACAATACGGGGCAAATTTGTTTTCAATTCGTGGTCCGGATTATATGACATCAGGTAGGAAGAATTGGCCTCATGATATAGACCATCCGACAACTTGATAGCCAACGTCTCCTTCCAAGTACAAGTGATCTGGTACTGTTGAAGAATAAACAACGCCCTATCAGTAACATCCATGTACTGTAGATTTGAGTTGAACTTGTACACTTCACCCTTGTTCTTTTTATGCCATTCACTCTCTTGAATCAGGTAATACTCTCCCTGTTCCTTGTCACCCAACTTTCCAAGATCGTGGTGAATAGTAGCGAACGCCAACTCTTCATCGGTAAAGTCAATTGTTCCCCCACGGGCTTCATACAACTTCTTGACACCAAATGAAGTGGTCAACACATTCATGATGTGGTCAAGATAACCACCAGCGTAAGCATTGTGATAGTGTTCCTTGGCACTGGCTGGTGCCATAATAGCACGGTAACCATATTCATTTTCACTATAAAGGTGCTTCAACTTTTCAAGTCGATCACCGGAAAAGAATTTCTCAAGGTGTTTTAGGAATTTTTCGTAATTAGCAAAAAGCTCTTTTTCGTTATAAGATTTAGTCATGAACCAAATCCTACATCGAAAAAGAGCTTACGTCAATTTTTTAA